CGCCAGCCGCCCGCGCCGGATCTGGCCGATGGCCCCGCGCCGCATCAGCAAGCGCTGACCGGTGTCGGCCCAGTTCACCCGCCAGACCTCGACGCCCGCATTGTCCCAGCGGCCATCGAGGATGTCGGTCTCGGTGATCCGGTCGGACGACAGCACGCCTTGGGCATCCTGCGCATCGACCGCCAGGTCCGACCCCGAGCGCACCTCGGAGGCCGCGAAGCCACTTTCGGGCTCGAAATCGGTACCATCGAATGTAAGGGTCCGATCATGGTCGGTGAACCCGAGGGTCACGCCATCGCCCCGCACGATGCGCCAGCACCAGGACAAAGTGGTCGTGCCTTCGTCGAGATGGACCTGAAGCAAGGGTGAGATCGCCTTCATGGCCCATCTCTGTTTGATGCTGCTACGCATAGGGCGGCAACCAGCACACCCATGACCCCGCCCACGATTATGCCCGCCAGAAACTCAAACATCGCCGCGGAACCCGCGTTCGATCCGGTCGCGCAGCCCGATCAGGCCAAGGCCGAGGGTGATCAGCGTCATCGGCGAGGCATCACCCGCCCCGGCAAGGATCGCGACCAGCCGCGCCAGTTCGGCAAGCTGGCCTTGGTCAGGCAGGAAAAGCGCGCCGCTGCCGGTAAGCACGGCAAGAAGCCCCGCCCACCAGGTCAGCGAGGTCGGTTGGAAATAGCGCATGGGTCAGACCTTCCGTGTAAGGTTGGAGAAGAAGGCGGCAAGACGTCCGCGCCAGCTGGTGGGCGGCATGGGTGCAGGTGGTATTGCCGGTTGGTTCGGCAGCGTCGGCGGCACAGGCAGGGTCGTCGGGCGCAGCATTGCCAGCGCCTCTGCCTCGGTCAGTCGCCGGATCGGTCGTGAGAAATCCACCCGACCGTTGCGGTCGACTGCCCAGACCGGGATCGTGCCGGTAGTATAGCGGCCGTCGCGGAACAGATCGCGCTCGGCTTCGCGCCGCGTGCGGATCGCAGCCGGTCGGAGCCAGCCCATGAATGCTTGCGCGGCGGCGGCACGATTGCCTGCGTTCAGATGGCGGGTAAGCGAGGCCTTGGCGATGCCGCCGGTATTGTAGTGGAACGACACCAGCGCATCGAACTCGTGCGGGTCCAACAGCACCTTCACCGCGCGCAGAACGTCCGCCTCGTAAGCCACGATGTCGGCGCGGAAGAGCCGGAAGGCTTCGCGGATCCCGGCATCGAGATCGGCGGGCATGCCGCGCGGCATCCATGCCGGATCTGGGGGGCCAGCGGCAGCGGTATGGCCGATGCCAAAGGTCCAGACGTTCTTCACATCAAGATAGGGTCCGGGCACGAGTCCTTCGTGCCGGACAAGGGCCAACAGGCCCCGGTCTGTCATGTGCATGGGATCACCTGATGAGTGAGAGGATCAGAATAACGGCGGCGACAAGGACGCCGATGCGCAAGCGATGGCCAAACGCCTGGCGTGGTTCGGTGACGTCACAGCGGATAGAGCGCGCAAGACGGAGAAGTTCATGCATCGGGGTTATCCCCTTTACCGCTGCGCAGCCGAGCGAGGATGACCTCGATGAAGGCGGGGCCAAAGACGCCGACCAGATAGGCGGCTGATCCTGCCGCACCCCCGGCCGGGATCGCTTCGGGCGGCAAGCCAAGCCAGCCGGTGATGATCGCCATCGACAGGCTGCCCATCCCGGCCGCGATCAGACCGCCGAGCAAGATGTGGCGCAGCGCGTCGCGCAGCCGCATTCGTGTGGTCAGCGCGTTGGTTGCCCCGCCAAGCGCGCCCCAGGCCGCCAGAATGACAGCGGTGGAGGTTGCCAAATCGCGCAGTACGGCGGCGACAAAGCCGGTTTCTTCGTTCATCGCCGGATCTCCAGCAGGGGAATGGATGTGATCGACCCCAACCGCTCGAGGTCGAGGGTGACGTCGAGCATGTCGGTGTCGAAGCGGACGGGCACGTCGAATTCGAAACCCGCAGTGATCGCGACGCCTGCACCCGGTGCGGCGGCGAACGTGATGCTGCCAGTGGTGGTGTCGACACTCCAGCCTGACATCTGCTCGACGCCGTTCAGCGCCAGCCGGACAGAGCCAGCGACCGGCTTGGCGATGGCCCGGGTCCAGCTTTGAGCGCCGGAGGTGTAGCGCTTCAGCAGGGCGAAGGTCGTGACCGCGCCGTTGCCGGTGCCGATGGGCTGGTCGGTTGGGGCGACGGCCTGCGACGGCAGGCAGGATTTGTAATCCGCCCAGTCCCTGTAGCGAAAGCCGTACAGACGGCCGTTGCGGGCCTCAAAGAAGGCGACCACCGCCGCCAGATCGTCGGCGCGGCGAATGCCATAGGCGACGTCAAAGCGTCGTCGCGAGTTGGCCCAGCTTGCGTTGCGTTCCTCGTTACCGCTCGCCAGCTCGACAATCTGGGTGCGCCGTTCCGGTCCACCGCGAGCGCCACGGCTGATATTGTCGGGAAAGCGCACCTCATGGAACGCCATCACATGCCCCTCCGGCCGAGAGACACGGCGCGGGCGATGTCGGCCGCGACCTGTGTGCGCGATTGCCGGAAGCTTTCGGCGTCACGCGCGTTGATCGTGACGGAGATATTCGGGGCGGCGCTCTGCCCTTGGCCATAGCCAGCCGCCTCCCGGCGCGACAGCACGCGCTCGCCGCGTTGCAGGATAGCGGGCACCTCGTCAGGCTTGATCCCGGCCCAGCCACCGGAATGCATGCGCGGGGCACCGGCGAAGGCCATGGCTGGCACCATGCGCCCCGGACCTGGCGATCCGACCACGCCACCGCCATGCAGGATATCTGCGAACAATCCACCTGCACCGCCCAGCGCGCCGGAGAGGGCATTGGCGATGGGACCAAGGATGAAACGGCGGGCCGCCAGTTTTGCCAGATCGGCAATCATCGAGGTGACGAGGTCGCGGAAGTCGAGCTTGCCGGTCTTTACAAAGGTGGCCACGGCGTTCTCGGCGCTTTGGAGTGCGCCGACCAGTGTCTGGCCGATATCGCCACCGATATCGCGGGCCTTGGCGGCATAGTCGGCGAGTGCTGCCGTGACTGCGCCCCAGCCTGTTGCGGCCTGTTCCGCGCCCTCGGCTGCTGCCGCCCCGGCAACGCGCGCGGCGGCTCCCGCACCACCGGCAGCGGCGGCAGTCTCGTCCAATTCCAGCCCGAGTGCGTCCGCCGAGGCGGCAGCATCGGCCAGTGCGGCTTCAGCCTCCGCCCCGCTGCCGGTCACCGCGTCGCGCAGGGCTTGCCAGCTGGCCAGTGGGCGGCCAGCGGCATCCGCCAGCATGCCTGCAGCTTCGCGGTAGCCATCGGCGCGGCTCCGCGCGTCATCAGCCATTGTGCCAAGACCGAGGTCAGGTGGTTCCAGATAGGTGCGCGACAGCGCGGCGGAGAAGGCATCGGCCGCGGCGGCACCCGCTGCGGTTGCCGCACCTTCAAACGGGTTGCCGATCCGCGCCAGTTCCAAGGGGTCCAGCGTGCCGATCCTGATGCCACCTTCACCCGTTGCCCATTCCGGCAGCAGGGCCAGAGCGGCGTTCAATCCGTTGATGAAAGTGTTGATGCGGGTGACGACACCGTTCAGCATCGCCTCGACACCGGAGATCAGGCCGTTTGCGGCTTGGAATGCAAAGTCACCGATGGCACCGGGCAGACTGCCCCAGATCGCCACGGCGGCATCATAGGCCCCCTGGAAAATGGCCGCCGTCCGGTCGCCGAAGCTGACAACCCCAGCGATGGTGCCCTCAAGTGCTGAAAGACTTGCGGCCTTCAGCCCCTCCCACCCGGCCGCCATGCGCGCAAATGCACCATCGAGCGCCAGCCCCATCCGCGACCAGACCTCCTTGGCCAGATCACCAAGCAGCCGGAACGCCTCTCCAACGCCACCAACCCGTTCGACGAGCCGGGTGAACTGATAGACCAACTCGCCCGCGCCGACGATCAGCGCGCCGATGCCGGTGCGGATCAGCGCTCCGCGCAGGAAGACGAGAGTATCCGTCTTGATCAAGCGGTTTTTGGCGTCCACTTTCGATCAGCTTTGACCAAAGTATTTGCCATTTCGATAAGTTTGCGCATGAGAG